CATCCGGGACCAGATCAAGCCTGAATGTCCCAAGTCTCCACGAGGTACCAATAGCACTTGAGGATATCTTGAGATTTGCCTGTCTGCCACGTAGTCGGATGTTCTGGAATCGGGTCGATGCACTGACAATAAAGGGACCTTTGCTTACCGTTGTAGCCGTGGGGTATTGTTTAGAGCCCAACAGGATGTTGATTTGTGGATCGTTATTAGTTCCTCCGGGGTCAGTGAGTTCAAAGTCCGGGATAAATTTATCTGCGAACAAGAGTTCGTCACCGTCCCCTAGATCAAAGTCACCGCTCTGGATAAAGGACTCGTAACCGATTAGCTGATTATCTCCGATGACACCGCTGTATGTGTCCTCGGGCTCGTTATTATATAGATAAGCATTGCCAGCCGAGACACCTGTGGTAATGATACTTTCAAAAATACCGCCCCCATAACCCCATGTTGTCCAGTAAGAATCACCAAAGACCCAGTAGTTGTCAACCGGATTGTATGAGATATATTTGTCACATTCCTCAGAGTCAGCAGAGGGATAGAGCCATGTAATTTCAGAAAATTCTGAGTTGATACCGCAGAATACCTTTTCTTTCTGGGCAAAGTTAAAGTCTGAGAAAACATATTTTCTGGCAGATGATGGAAGAACCTGTACCTGACCATTGAAAGTAAAGAAGTTATTTTCACCCATCCAGAACAGAATTCCGTTGAAGTCTTGTGCCGCATGGGGTGAGATAGAACCACAACTATCCCCAAGAATATCGACGGTAAAGATGTAGGGCTGTCCGACATAAGCCATGCCATACAAAGCAGAGTCCGTCAGAATAAGAACACCGCCTCTGGAATAGATACCTTGATTGATCTGTGTTCCTCTCTGGATTCTGACCTCACCGGCAGCGTTAGTAACTGTCGGTGTCCATACGTTGTAGTTCTCTTGATCAGACCAGCGGATCAGCAATGGATCAAAATTACCGGATATGTCATTACAGCCCAAGGCAATAACGTGTCTTGATTTTTCTGAGACAATCACATTGTTAACAGAGACAGGGGCAGATGAGACAAGCTGTGATCTGGTAGCAGTACCAGATGTTGCATCCCAGAGATATATCGAACCACCCCGGGGATTTGTCAGAAGGTCCTCGCCGAATGTGTCCATACTCCAGTTACGCATCTTAAAAATAATATTTGATGAAGAAGCAGGAGTACCGTATGTACCTGTGCCGTAGCCGCCAGCGCCCCAGCCAAGTCCGGGATTGTTATCCTGGGCTCCTGACTTTAACAGGTACTGTAGTGTCACAGTTCCTACATCGGCAGAAGTTGCGGCGGCCACGGTCGTATACGTGAAAGAGAAATGGTTAGTGTCGGTTGCCGTGGTAATGGTAAACGTGGAATTTAGGAAAACATTACCACCGACTGTAGCAGCCATCGAGACAAATACAACACGATCCCCAGCTACCCGGGTGTGTCCTGTCAGAGATACAAGAATAGCTGAAGAACCAACGGAGGTAGTAATCTGGTTTGATAAGGGTGTAGTCGAAGTAATAGGTGTGATGTCTGATACCTCACCACCGTCATAAATTTGTAGTGCACTGTTTGTACCCCATGCGATATAGTTTGTTTGATTTAGTCCTGACCATATCTCAATGTCACGAGGAGTTCCTGTTAGCTGTCCTAGTACTCTCTTGTTCCATCCTCGGATGTTTTCAGGATTGCTATTACGAAATCTGACACGGTTACCGTCATACCAACCGCCCTCGGCCTCGTACTGTGTATCATCACGAAGCAGAGTTGGGGTAAATTTGAATTTTGTTGTGGTTGTATCTGTTGACATGTGTGTGTGTGTGGATTATCTTGGAAAATTAAGAAAAAGCTGGGAGATAACACCCCCAAGAGCAGCAGAGAATCCGGAGAGCATCATCAATGTTTTCCAGCCACCTTGTGCTTCTGAAAGCGTAAGAAGAATTTTACGGGTATCATTACGGACGGCCCCTAGTTCCTTCTCAAGTAGAACAATACGAGCCTCCATATTACCTAGTTCCCTGTCTGTGAAATCAACCATTAGGGGTGAGCCAAGCTGCTAAGGTGTAGCGAGTACCAGAAGTAATTTTATTTACACTGTGCATAACAGACTCCCCCTTTACTGATGATAATGCTGAATGGGCCAGCGACTAAAATAATGTCGGGCATTGTCTTACACTGTTCGGATGATATAATTAAGGATAAATGTTGGCTGTACGTTGTTGTGCGGATCGTTATTGGCCCCTGTTAGTGCAGCCTGTATCGGACTTTGTGCAAGACCACTTCCTGATGTTCCGCTCTGACCTCCATGACTGTTCTCTTTCTGGTAGGTGGCTGCTGTTGGTAATTCCCCGGCTGTTAGTGTATGGGTCTCAGCGCCACCAGATGCACCAAGGACATCGCCATCAACACCACCAGATAGGCCTGTGAGACGATTAGCAGAAGTACCCCCCATGTCATCCTGACCGGCGACAAGACGACCCCTCAGGTCTGGGATATTGAATGTTGTTGATCCGTCACCCACACCATACGTGGTGCCGATAACAGCAAACAATACAGAGTATGAGGTTCTATTAATCGCCTGACCATAACAGAAGAGCCAACTTGTAGGGGTTGTGGTGCCCGCAAAAGGAATAACAGCACCTGTAGGCATCGCAACAGTAAAACTCAGGGATCCAGCCCCATCTGTTTGGAGAACATCCCCAGTTGCTCCATCAGTGGCTGGTAGATTATATACAATACTAGCTGATACAGAAGACGGAGCCTGTAGTCCGATATAGTTAGAACTATCAGCATCGAAGAAACGTGCATCAGACTGGGCCAGCATACTGATATTACTAGAGAACGTGGTCGCAACCATAGTGGATGAACTAGATACAACAATGCCACCTGTGATAGAAACAGTTCCTGAGACTGCCATGGGGACTTTGATGTCAATCTTGGAAGTTCCCACAGATACATTAATTACGTTTGATGTGGATCGGATACCGGGTACTTCGAGGTCACGTACGGACACACCATCACATATAATACTGATGGTCTGACCTTGGGGGATAAACTTGCCGGAGCCCGTGAGGGTCTTCATGTTAACGGTGAAAGAACCAGAGGTAGAATTACGAATGCCGTAGCCCTTGGAAAGTGCGGGGATAACGACATTGACGTTCCCTGTCAGAGCCCCTGAGATATCAAGGAAGGCACTCCGGGCCTGATCAGAAGCACCGTTTGCCTGAGTCAGAGTAACGTCAACGGATGAGACCGTGATCGTGGTGTAGGCTGCGATAGAATCATCGACAAGATCAATGACGTTACCGTTAAGTACAGTACCCCATGTGTTATCATTTTGACCGGGGATCTGCTTTTCTAGTCTGATTCTGGAGGTGTATGATGACATGGGGGTTAGTTACTTCCTGTTAAAGTGTTCGGGCCACCGGCTGGACTTGCGGGCATGGCCATACTGTCTCTGCGTGATCTACGAGCCTCGTTGTTGAGACCCTCAAGTTCTCTGCCGTAGAAACTTTCCCACATGCCAGCAGCAGTTGGATTTTTCATGAAGAGTGTTGCCTCAACCATGGAGCCGTAAAATAAAGCGTTTGAGCAGTACTGTGTGAAATAGTTTGTTTCCTGTGTTGACGAAGCTAAAGCAGTGGGCTCAACCACATATGAAATTTCAACGGGGTATGCTGATGCAGGAGCCGGGGCGATAAGGAGTTCGTTTCCGTAGTTTGCATAGTATCTGGGCTCTCCTACCGAAGTACGGTCTGGCCAGTAATCATTCAGATACTCCTTGGTCTTCATGACCAGATTAATCCGGGAGCCACTGCTAGTAATTGTCAGGTTTTTTACAACCAATGCATTCGGTGGCTTCTGGTAAATAGGAGTTGCTACGACAAAGTTTGTTGTGGCAAAACTTGTCAAACCTAGTAAGTCTACATCACGTGTCAGTCTATTCTCTGTGCGTGAGATAAAATTAGGGATTGCATCAACAAACTCAGAACCTGTGTTTTCAGCAGTTTCTTGAATCTGGGTTGCAAGGGATGAATAAGTTGTTACAGGCATACGATGATCCTACCATATATTATTAATATGAGCCAATTAGCTCTTGCAGCACTAGGCAGCTATAGATTCCCATGTCGTCGATACGTCAGAAGTCTGGGTCCATGTGGTTGTTATCTGGGGAACCGTGGTCCAGTTAGTGGATATGTCGGGTACAGGGAACCAGTAGAAGATCTTACCAACGTCAAATGTGCCTGTGACCCCGGTGACAGGGACATCTGTGTCAATGGCTAAACTAGGGGTGCCTAGTTCGAATGTGCCGGTGACCCCGGATACATCTATCGCACGGCTAATCGCAGGTGTGACAGTGCCAACTGAGAATGTTCCTGTGAGCCCGGTGACAGAGACATTTGTGTCAATGGCTAAACTGAGGGTGCCTAGTTCAAATGTGGCAGAGACACCTGATACATCGATTTTTATTTCTGCGCCAGCAACAACAGAACCTAGTTGAAAGGTTGCTGATACACCTGTGACCGGAACCGCTACATCAATCGTTCTGATTGATGATGAGAAAGGTATCTGGGAGAATGCTGCGGTGGAAAAGGTCATCTATGTAAATCCCGTGAGTCTATAGCCATTTACAGTACAACTGGTTTTTTATTACGTTCGTTCTTCTTAAGAGTACGGTATTCTGCTAGACGTGTAGATAGTTGTTCTTCGGTAAGGATTTCGGTAAGTATTAAGTTGTCAATCAGATCCTCCACGTCACGAGTCATAAGAGCATCAGTTGCAACCATGGCTTCCTCCCACTCTCGCATAGGGGCCGCTGCTTTTTCCGCAGCTTCAATTGCAGCATTCTTTGCTTCTAAAGCGTCGGCCTCCGCTTCTTCTTCAGGCGTGAAAGGAACAATCTGTCCTTGTCCTGTCATACTATATCGAGTCATTAGACAATCCCCCAAACTCGGAATGATCCATTGTTCATGGTGCCGGAGCTCAGTTGGAACTTGATGCCGTCAATTTCTGTGGCAACTAGGTTTCGCAATGCTCCAGTGCCATTTGCATGTGCCCTGTTTCCTGTTCCAGTAACATTAGATGCAAAAGACCAATGAATAAATGGGCCATCAATATTAGTGCCGTCTGACAATCCATGATACAGACAAGCTTTTAGATGGAACATCTCATTGTACTGAGCGGCGCCTTTGTAGATTTGATTGCTGACGTTGGGGATATCAATAGCTGTGGTGCCGTTAGAAAAGGAAGCGGTAAAACCTTGGGCCGTGTTGGCATAATGGTAGTCAACTGCGCCGGTTTCATAAACGCCGCTTTGGCTCATCGTACATATGATCCGACATGCGACCGAGAGGTACCCTGACAGTTCAATGTCGAAATAACTGTAGGTGCTCCAGTTCATGCCGTCAGCGTCTTCAAACGTGACTGTCGAGGGGGTCCCGGTAGACCAATCGTTATCGACTAGTAATACTCTTCCCGGTCCTGCCAGAGCTACACCACTTTTGAAAAAATTAGTCGAATATACACTGGTTGCTGAGACGGTCGTGGCTGAGATCGAGGGTGTATGGATCATCGTAGCCGCATGGATATTCGTAGCTGAGACAGTCGTGACTATGATACTAGTCGCATTAATATTCGTGGCTGAGATCGAGGGTGTATGGATCATCGTAGCCGCATGGATATTCGTAGCTGAGACAGTCGTGGCTAAGATACTAGTCGCATTAATATTCGTGGCTGAGATCGAGGGTGTATGGATCATCGTAGCCGCATGGATATTCGTAGCTGAGACAGTCGTGGCTAAGATACTAGTAGCATGAATATTCGTAGCTGAGATCGAGGTAGTATCGTTTGTTGTAGTTGCATTGATAATC